GCAGCAAAAAAAGAAATCGACTGCGACAGCCGACGTTGGTTTCCAAACGTCAGCCCGTCGAGTCGATGACAACCGAACTCTAGCGGGAGTTTTTCAAAATGTGTGGCAGGACATTCCCGCCGTCTGAAATAATACGCTTTTCAATTACTGAATCAAGTGTCCCGTCTTTTTAGTCGTATTGCCCGCAGTTTTGCGGCAATTAGCTTCGGGAATCGCTGTTCCACCGGTGTCGCTGGCTTGGCCGGGTCGAACAATTCCTGCGGCGGATGGCGGAACATCGACGCCGAGGCCATCGCTTTCGGTGCGTCCTTGATGTCGACCACCTCATCTACCAGCCCGATAGCCAGTGCTTCCTTGGCGGTGAACCAAGTTTCTTCGGCCACCATCGCCAGAATTTCATCTCGGCTGGCATCCATCTTGGCAGCGTAGGCATCGACTAGCGTTTCGCTGTATTTGTCCAGAATGTCCGCCGTTTTCCGCATTGCGGCCGCATCGCCAATGGCAATCGTGTGCGGCTGGTGAATCATGACCATCGCCCGTGGTGCGGCTGTAACCTTGAATCCGCTGACCAGAAACAGGGTCGCCGCCGATGCCGCCAGTGCGTCAACGCTTACGGTCACCTCGCCGCCATGTCGCCGCAGGTTCTCCACCGCTGCGACCGCTTCGTCCACGCTGCCGCCAGGTGAATTAACACGCACGCTAATAGGTCCGTCGCCCAGCATGCCCAGCCCTTCGACAATGGAGTCGGCCCCGATGAATCCCCAGTCGGCTGGCCCGATCTGGCCGTAGACGAACATTTCCCGTGTTTTCTCGTTTACCCGCAGCATTCCAGCCTCCATTCCATGTCAAAGTTAAAGTCGTTTCGGTCCGGCATTCTGCTTGGCCGGTAACATCCAAACTGTTCCATATACGCCACCGCACCCGATAGCGAGTTATCCGGCAGTCCGTCGTAGTGCCGGAACCCATCGGCATCCGTTTCGTGAATCACCCGCTGGACTGCCCGCCTGCGGAAGTACGGTTCCATCGTCTTCAGGATGGCCAAGTCCATGCCCTGTGCGTCGGTCATCAGCGTCTGGACCTGCTTGATGCCGAACCATTCAAGGAACTCGCCGAGGTTTACCACCTGCACCTCCACCTCGCCCTGTTCGGCAAGGTCCGCTTGCGGGTACAGTTCCCTTGCCTGTTCCGTGCAAACGCCGAGGCTGCTGCTGACTCCGTTCTTGTTGTAGCGTCGCAGCTTGGCCCGGCAGGTAGCCGGACCGCAGGCAGCTTCGACTACGTGGAAAATATCGGCGACGTGTGCGTTCTGCGTCCGCAGCCATGCCGCCGCATCTGGCAGCGGTTCAAACATGAAAAAGCGGTCGTGCCCTTGCAGCAGACGCAGCATCTCGGCATCGCCACGGTTTGGCCCGACGCACACGAAGACACGCTCGCTCATAGGCTGGATAGCTCCTTAACGCCATCCGCCCTCCAGCCAGCGACCAAGGCTTTGACCGCTTCGACGAACTCGGCTGGCTGCTTGTCCGCTGCCGCCAGTAGTGCGTCTTTGTGCCGCTTGCAGTAGGCAGCCACGTCGCAGTCCTCCGCCCCAGCTGTCGATTCCAGCCGCTCCTGCCAGCGAGCATAGAACCCATCGACCCAGTCCACGAAGTTCTTCGCCCGCAGGCCACGCTGCTCAATGCGGTTACATTCAACGCCGACCATGTGCTGGAGCTGAGCTTGTGCCGCTGGTGCTGCGTTCGGTGCTTCGGTTTCGATGGTTCCGTCGCCTGCCGGGTCAACTTCGTCCGTCGTAATGTTTGGGTTAGAGTAGACATCGCCGCCGCTATACGGGTTCATGTCGAGCTTGGCCCGTGCCTCATTCGGGTTAATGATCTTGTGGACAATGCCCTGTGCCAGCGTGTCCACGGTCGTCTTCATGTCAGTCATGATGAGCGTGCCACGGTTAAACTTAAAGTAATACTGGTCCGCCATCTTCTCGCGGTCAGTCAGCAGTTTGGCGCGGCATTGCATTTCCCACTTAACCAGCCAGCGGTTCAGGCAGGACTGCAATTCAGAAAGCTGCTTCTGTTCGAGGCTGGAGTAGCTGCTGCGGCTTTCATCGCCTGGCATCGACTCAAGTCCGAACCAGAGCATGATGTCGGTGCGGTTGAACTTCTGTTGTTCGACAAACTGAGCATCGTGGTTCGACATCGTCAGCACATTTGCGGTCACGCCTTCCCGCAGCAGGCCGACCAGTTCGCCGTCTTCGTTGTGATGCTTGCGAAATGTCGTCAGGAACTCCGCCGCCTGCTTCTCATCACGGAATGAACCGGGAGGAGCCTGTAGCATCAGCCTGCCGGTGAACCCCTTTTCTGATTGCTTCGTCGCCAGCCGCTGCCCATTCAGGCCCATTGAAATCGACTCACGGGCGACGCTGGCAAACGACTTGCCTTCGATACCGTCATAGCCAAACCCTTGGATGTGCAGAACGTCGCGGTCGTGAATGACGACGGTCGTCTCAGGGTTGGCAGTCATCGCTGCCTCGAAGTCGCCAGCGTAGGCAGCGATGCGGTCGTGGTCCATGTTCGGGTTGGTGACGTGGTACTTCTCGCCGCCTACCATGTAAGTCTTCGTTCGGTCAGGCATCAGCGGCAGCAATTCCGTCGGCCTGCCTGCCTGGCGAATTACCACGGCACGCCCGTTGCCCCAGCCGATGGCGTGGCCCTGAATCGTTTCCTTCCACACGTCGGCGGTCTGATAGTCGTTTGGCTGCCACCTGAGCAAATTCCAAACAGCGTGCCCGACGCCATCCTCACTGCCACCTCCATCCAGCCTGCGGCGAATTTCCAGCGGCATCTGGCCGACCATGCCGCTGATCTTGGACATGGCATACCACACGCCGGCCAGCCCCAGCATTGTATGCGGGTTTACTGGTGTCACGCCGTCATCGGTTCCATTGAACCATTTAATCAGGCCATTGAGTCCGAATCCCATCAGTGCCACTCCATTAGCCGATGAACAAGCTGCCAGTAAACTTCGACTTACAAACCATCACCGCACGCATCGCCATCAAAGACGCCACCACCGCATCGATCTTTTCCTTGCTGTGCTTCTTGTCCGGCATTACTTGGTCCCGACTGTTGCGGTTAATGCTCATGTTCAAAGCACACCACCGCAGCACCGGGTCGTTTACTGCCGGACGCAGCCGCCCCTCAACTGCTGCGTTTTGGAACTCCAGCAGCACCTCATTGAAATGGTGATGAGCCTGCGGCATCTTCACCGCAGTCAGTCCTGCCGCATCCAGTTCGTCACCAAGTTGGCTGGCGTTGTACGGGTCGAACGCCACCATCTGAATGCCCAACTCCTCGCATTCGTCCAGCAGCGAATCCCGCAGGCTGGCGACGACGTAACGGCATTTGACCAATTGCCCGCTGTGTATCCAGTGCGACCACGGTTGCTGCGTCAAATCCCGCCTCGATTCCTCACTGATGAACGCCCGGCTCCGCATTTCGTAACGGTAGATAGGCCGCAGGTTTCCGGCATCGTCTTCCGTTTCGCCGACTTTGAACCGTGCCACCAGCCCGTATGCCGCCAAGTCGTCTTTGCCGCCGAGGTCCACACCCGCAGCGATGGCGTCTGCTTCGTCCCAGTTCGACAGCGGTGCGGCGATGCTGTCCCACAGTTCCGCCGTGATGCCGTTCTCCACGCTGGAGACGGTGCGGTTACAGTGGTAACGCATGAAGTCATGCCGGGCCTGTGGCTTGTTCTTGGCCTTGGTCGCTTGCTCGCTCAAATAGTCAAGCTTCACTGAAATGTTCAGGTTCGGGTTGGCCTTGACCCAAACAGCTGGATCGAACGGGTCGTCTGCCTCGTCAATTTCGTAGATGATGCCGAAGGTAGAATCGTCCTGCCAGTCGCCCTTGATGACGCCGCGTGTGTAGGTTAGTTCTTCGTTGTAGATGCGGCTGCGGTCGTTGCCCGCCGTGGTAATCATCACCTGCATCGGCTGCGTCCGTGCCGCACTACCCGTCGTCATCGTGGCATAAAAGTCCCGGTGATACTCCTGCCACGCATGCAACTCGTCGAAGAATACGCCGTGTGGGTTCAGACCGTCGTATGGCTTGTCTGACCCCAGTGGCCGCAGGAAAGAATTAGTCGCCTCGAATGCGACATTGTCCTTGGTGATGCTGGCGTGACGCCCAAGGTATGGCGACTGCCGCAGCATCCGGTTGGCCTCCTTGTGGATGATGCGGGCTTGGTCCAGCTTCGTTGCCCCGATGTAAACCTCAGCCCCAGCCTCGCGGTCTGCCGCCGTCAGCAGCAAGGCCAGCCCGGCACAGTAGGAGGACTTACCATTCTTGCGGGCAACCGAGATGAACGCCCTGCGGAAACGCCTGGTGCCATCTTCCCGTTCCCAGCCGAACAGGTTCCAGTTAATGAAAGCCTGCCACGGCGAAAGGTGGAACGGATGCCCGACGAACTCGCCAATAGAATGCCGCAGCAACATCGGGAAAAACTGGCACGACTTTTCGGCTCGCTGCTGGTTCAGCCGATAGGGAAAGTCCGGCGTCTGTTGCCGCTCCAAGTCCCGCTGATACCTGGCGACCGCTGCCTTGACCATATCACACGCCACGACGGTGCCGTCCTGCACGTCGTCGCAGTAGCTTGTCACAGCATCACGATATAGGTTCGCACGGATCAATTCAGTCCTGCTTTCATAAACTCAGCGAACGGGTCAGCGTCCTTCTGCTGCTGGTCGACCTTCAACCCAGCACGGTCAACAGGCGACAGGCCAAACTGCTTGCCGAGTCGGTCGTACTGGCCGCACAGTTTCAGGTAAATCTCAATTAGCTTTCCATCCAGCGGCGATGATTCAATTGCCTGCTGTAAGTCGTTGAGCTGTTGACGGATGAACGCCAGCTGGTGCAGCTTGCCCTCGTCGCAATTCTTCAGCACGCTTTCCGGCAGCGTCTCCATTACGTGCTTCCATTGGCGTTTGCCATCGTCACGCAGCGATTCCGGTGGAGTCAGTTGCAGTGGTGCGTTGCTGAAGATCACAGACTCCAAGCGGTTGCCGTGCCGGTCCTCCCGGTAGGTGCCGTCCAGTTTATGCTTCGCTGCAATCTTCGGTTTGCGTCCTTGTTGGCCTTTGTAACCAGCCATTTTTCGAGTCCGTTCGTGTGTAAAGGTCAAAAGGGTCCGTCATTTTGCCAAAATGCGTGCGTGAG